TCGACGTCAATCAATTCCAATACTCCTATAGAAAATGTTCCCGTCTTTCCCATACCAGATTGTGCCTGTGCAATGATATCCTTTTTCACGATAATATGGGGGATTGCCTTCTTCTGTATTTCACTCGGCTTTTCGTACCCATATGCATATATTCCACGTAACAAATCGGTTTTGATATTTAAATCATCCCAATTTTCTACCTCTTTCGGATCTTTCGGATCTTTTTCTTCTACGGAAGTTTCCATCTATTACTATTTCGGTTTTCTTTTTAACTTGTTTGATAACCATTTATTTATTTATCCTATAGGACAAATACAACCGTCTATCTCTTACATAAAAAAAATCCCCCTCCCCAAGAGGTGGGTAGAGGGATTTTTTATAGGGTTTTTTTATAGGGTTTTTTATAGGATTATTTTTGTGATGGGCGGACCGGACCCTTCTACCATGCATCGTTCGAGACGTATTTTTTCGACATGAAATTCGGATCATATTCAAACTCGTCGAGTTCCTCTTGGTGCTCTGTATCGAGTGGAATGGGCGTGTAATATTTCTTGATCGCCTCGAGTTTCTTTTTATACTTTGTATCCATTTTCGAGGAGGACATCATGTCCCGTGTTTTTTCTGGTTCTGGTTCTTGAACGAATTTTATAGCGACTACATTTGTCGATGCCAAATGAGTCAAGATTGATGTCTTTGTGGACACGTCCTCGACAGGTGCTTCGCGCTTCAACATACTCGCATATGAAAATGTACGCACCGTTTCCGCCACTGGTTTCGGTGCTACAATAGGTACAGAAGACGAAGGCACGCTGACCATTCGAGATATTTTACGTTTTTTGTCTACACAGTCATCATCATCATCATCCGAATCGCAAAATGCCGTCGCGAACCGATTATTGGCAGTCATTATCGATCGAGATCGAGATCGATCTATTTGACGTTTTTTCGATTCTTCCCCTTCCGCTTCTTTCTGTTTTTTCGCATATCGCTCTTTTTCACGGTCTTCACGTTCATACTGTTCGCGTTGGTACTTTTTCTCACGCAATGCTGGACAATGATCTTCCGATGCAATATGCCCTTTTTCATGACAGAACCTGCATTCGATCGATAATATTGTCGGACACACCACGATACCATCTGCACCCGGTTTCGTTTTAGTATAATGACCGCGATACATTGATTCAGGCTTTCCGGCTTTTTGACAAACGCCACAGAAGGGGCGTCTATCCACATTATTCGCACCAGTACGTTTCATTGATGAATTTGATCTCGACATATTACTTGTTGTAATGAATAACGACAAATCGACATAAAAAAAGTATTTCAATTTTGCGACACGTCCAAAGAGATCCAAAGAGAATATAGAATAAATATAAACAAACCGCCGATAAATGTATATATCAAGACATCAATGTCGGATCCACAACCCTCCAATATTTTCTATATGACTAGAGCAAAAATGGAACTCGAGAAAATCCCCACGAATATACAAGATGAAGAATGCAAACGGATTTACACAAGTATTGTAAAATATCTCCTCGCCAATTGCAAACATTGTATTGCGCGAGATTACATTGATACATTTCCCGATAAAAGCGAACCCATAGAATATTGTGTCGTTTGTCTAGAAACAATTTCCCGATAAAATAGATAAAAAGTCGCGCATATATATTTTCTATATGACTAGCCATATGGTAGAACCTCCTCAACCGCGATGGAATGCGAATATGATTCCAGTACCATACCTTTTTAATCCTGCAATACCACAATACAAGAACCGTTCTATCATCATATATGCCCCCTTTATGGAATCGGCAAATGTGTTTATTCACAAAGAAGTAACACGAGGAAAAGTGATACAAGTGATAACAACGCCCGTTACTCCAAATCAGGGGGAATTTTACGGCAATACGATTACACTTGAACATGAGGATCAAACGACCGAACTCATACAATATGGTATCGATTTCGATCGATTCATTGCCTATAAGACGGAGAATAAACCTCTAGATAAAAATCCGAATCTGAATTTATTGTCTATGAAATCGCTCTATTTTACAGTCATATAGGAAATGTTTCTATAGGGAAATAATATAAATGCAAATTTATATATAACATAATGTCTACTGCATCTACAATGAACGAATATACATTGCCAGAATCTGTTTTGAGTATTATACAAAATTTGTGTATTCAATTAAATGTATCTGCACCTGTACCATCTACCGTTATCGAACGGAAAAAAAGGGCAATAGTACAATCGCCGGACGATGAATGGACTACGGTACGATCATTTAAATCTACGGTGATTGAAAAGAAAGAGGGAGTTCAAAAGACCATCAATGATATCAAATCGTGTTTAAATAAAATGTCGATTAAAAACTTTGAATTGCAGAAAAACGAGATTATACGATACATTGAGGAATTGAATCCCGACAATTATCTCGTGGAGATTAAGCAAATTGCCTCTTCTATTTTCCATATTGCGAGTACGAATAACTTTTTTTCGGAAATCTATGCGAATTTATACAAAATACTGGTGGAGAAATTCGGTGTATTTAAAGAGATATTGGACGATTTCACCGTTCATTTTATTGAAAGCATGCAAGGTATCAAATATGTAAGTCAGAATGACGACTACGACAAATATTGCAAATACAATCAAGAGAATGATGCCAGAAAAGCGACATCGGCATTTATTACAAATTTGACGATAAATGGCGTTTTAGCAAAAGAATCGTTGACGCAGATTGTCCTCCAGATGCAGGCACTGATCCATGAAAATATCGATCTATCAGATAAGGTCAATGAAGTAGAAGAAATCACCGAGAATTTATTCATTATTCTTTCAAAGGGAATGTCGGAGATCAAGGGTCCCTCATGGGATACGATTGTGGATAAAATCCGCGAATTTGCATCCTACAAACCAAAGGAGAAGAAAAGTCTTTCTTCGAGAGCCATTTTTAAATTTATGGATATCATACAAAAGATAAAATAATTGTTATCATGGAGGAGGTCGATATCGTAAGATATCGTAAGATATTTATTATATATATTATTTTACATAATATATATGAATAGTGAAAGAGAATTGAAATATGAACAAAACCGCAATTTGGAAATAGAAGATGTCGGTACTGAATCGCCATTATACGAAATCGATATTTTCGGACAGCGATATTTGATTTCTATCGGACGAGAGAAAAAGACGTTTGAAAAACGCAACATTTATTATTATCCCGTATATTTGATCTATGACCGTCTTGTGAAATGTCAGATAGGTGCATTCGAATATGAATCCATCGATAAAAACGACAAGTCGCGCATCAAGTCTTTTTTAGACGACGAAGGGGATATTGATCTCAATCGTTTAGGAGATATTATACTCTATAGTTTCGCAGATATGCAATTCTTTATCGATCAACGTGCTGGATATACAGAACAGGAAATCTCTGATATAGAAAAAGACGCAACTATGAAAAAACACAGAATGCGAATCAATATGAAATCGGAAGTAGACGATGACGACGAGGAGGAGGAGGAGGAGGATATCAATGAAGCCCTCGAATTGATTATTCCATCGGCGAATAAACCGCCATCACAAATGCGTGCAGAAAATGCACTCACGCCCGGGATATTTACTATAGATACTTTTAAAAAAATGCCCGAAATGCTCATGGAAGAAACAAAGGAAGATTCCAAGGAAATGAAGAAAACGTTTCGTCAATCTTCGAAAAACAAGTGGATTGAGTCCTATATGACAAATAACGAATATGATATCATCGAAACGGCATCTAATGGAGATTGTTTCTTCGATACGATTCGACTCGCATTTGCGCAAATAGGACAGATGACTACAGTCGAGAAACTTCGCGCGGTTCTTGCCAAAGAAGTCACGGATGATATTTTCCGGTTGTATAAGGAATTATATGTAAATGCACAATCGGAGAAATCGGAGATTGAAAATAAATTGAAAATGTTGCGGACTACCCATAAAGAATTGAAATCGAAATTGAAGAAAGAACCGATAAAGGAAAATCAGGCGAAAATTGTAGCGGATGCAAATTCGATAGAAATCGAATATGCCGAAACCAAAGAATATTTAGCAATCCAAGAACGTCAAATAGAAGAATATCAGTTTATACACGGGGTAGATACATTGGACGATTTACGTGCGATTATTCAGACATCGCGATATTGGGCGGATCATTGGGCGATTTCTACTATAGAACGTATATTGCATATTAAAATGATTATCATGGACGAATCCAATTATACACGGGGAGATGTCCATTCTGTATTGCAATGTGGAGAATTGAAAGATAGTGATCTCGATCAACGAGTTTCGCCTAATTTCTATATTATTACGAGTTATACGGGGAATCATTATCGATTGATTACATATAAACGCAAAGGCATTTTCACATTTCAGGAAATCCCATATGATATAAAAATATTGATTACGATAAAATGTATCGAACGTATTGGAGGACCTTATTACATTGTCCAGGATTTTCGCAATTTCCGGACAAAGATTGGCCTAGATCCCGATCAAGGATTCATATGTGACGATACGGAGGATTTACATAATGCATCTTATAGTACAGATACGGTATTTGCCTTCCATGCCCATTCAAATGGGATTCCGAAACCCGGGAAAGGGGTCTCTGAAAAGATTCCGCCAAATCGTTCGATGGAATTTACCGAACTCATGTTGAAGGAAAATGTCGATTGGCGGAAAAAACTGGACGATGATTGGGTAGTCGACCGTATATCGCTCGACGGATTACGTTGGGCATCTGCTACACATTATATAGAAGGATCTAAATTCCGAAAACAGAATCCCGATTTTTACCGTTTATTTTCCACGGTTAGTGAGAGTGATATTTCCCATAGTATAGAATATGCAAAAGTGGCGGGATCAAAAACGGGTATTCTGGTGGATAAGACTGATAAAACGAAAAACAAGATTCTCCGTCCATCGGATATCAAGATAGACGGAACATATGATGAAGACGAAGAACGTGAGAAAATACTTTATGCCAAATTCACACAAAATGCCGATTTAAAACGAATATTGGTTGCCACGAAAGATGCCAAATTGATCAAATACGTTCCTAAACGAGAACCCGAAACAGATTGCATTATGATGAAAATACGGGCCATGTTTGAAAATCAAGAATTGCGACCTGTCAATATAGAACATATCAAGGAGAAAACCGGATTCACCAGAATATAGATCCCAAAGGCAAAATTGAAATACTTTTTTATATTCTCCTCCATCGTATAATTGAGCAAAATGATGAGTGAACAAGATAAGAATTACATGAGCGTATTCGTCCCATACGTTGGTGATTATGTCCGCAATGATCTCCGCGATATAATGGATAAATTGAACATCGGAACCATATCGCGTATCGATATTGCGACGAAACGGAATCAACCTTCGAATATGGCGTTTATTCACTTTCGTGAATGGAATGATGAAAATCCATTCACGAACGAGGTAAAGTATTTCATGGAGACAGAGGGCGAATGGAGAATACCGGATAAATATATCGTGAAAGATCGCGATTTCACACTCTATCTCAAAATAAATACAAATCCGGTTCCTTCAGAGACAATGTCGATCGAAACATTGAGCGATGCTCTTACACGTACAGTGGATATGACGGAACTTTTACAAAAAGAATGCAATAAATTATGCGCGATTGTCATGGTACACAACGAAACGTTCGCCTCCATGATGAGCCGGGTATTTGAATGCGAACGCGAAAATGAGATATTGAGATCGAAACTCGAAGATTCAGAGTACAATGGACAAATTCTCGCATTGAGATTGGATACTCTCGAAGATTACGTATATAACTGGCAAGAGCGCGAAATGAGACATCAATATGTAAACATGGAAGCCACTGCAACGATTCCAAAGACCCGATTGGAACGACAGACGAATGGGGGGGGCTATATTCACGAGAATCTCAAGCCATATGATTTCTGGTCGAAATGTGAATTAGGAGAACAAGAACAAGAACAAGAATACGAACATGATCGAATCTATTCTGAATACGAATATATCGAAAATCCGTATACCGAAGACGACGAGGAACCATCCGGCAATGATTCTTCATTCGATCCGCGCATCTATGGCGACTACACTGCATAATCACCGCATAACCACCGCATAAATTATTCCTATAGTACCAACAACATAAAAAATATATCCAATCAAACAAACAAATAAACAAATAAAAAACCCGAAACTCTTGAACCATCGGACCCTCGAAGAGTCCGGAGTCCAGAGTTTCGGGTTTTTTTCATGCACGTCATTCACATATCCACATCTAAACATGTCATGCGTAAAGAACGTCCCGCACATAACGTCTTCATATCCATCGCAGAAACGTAATCGGGTTTGTCATATAGGGATTGATAGAATCGACAAAATGATTGGATCTTATTTGACAAAAGTCGAAATTGGATCGAACCGCCGTTTTGTTCGGCACACCAATTGATAAATTGATCTATATGATATATCCAGCAGGATTTTATAATAAAATAGGCAAATACGGGAGTATTTTCTTTATATGACCTCATATTTCCCCCCCCACCCACACCCCCACCCCCAATAATATCTCTATAGGACAATCCATAATGATGTAGAATGGCATGTGCTTTACATAATGAATGTTTGCGTTCTTTCAATATATTCCGTTTAAATGCATCGAATATCGATTTTATACTGGATCGATGATGAGAATATCCTATAAAAATCGTATGAATGATTTCCGCCCATATTTCCGTATAACTTTCATAGAATCGAAGATCTGTATGTAATCCGGAAAACATGGATAATATGGCATCATCCCCTCCATTATTATGACTCATCGAGGAAAAGTCCAATAGAAAACTATGAAAGGTTTCGTGAATCAAGACTTTGAACCATTCTTCTTGGCGATAAATGTACATTTCATTCGCGCGTTTACATGAAAATGTATATCCCGTATTCACATGTATTTCGTCTATAGGACTACCTAGACGATTCGGCATGCGTTTTTCATATGGGGTCATATAGATAAATATACGTAGGATTTGCGAACAATGAGTTTGTGTAGAAAATGCGGATGCTATATATAGCCAAATGTATATATATCGAATATAGGATTTGACGGTGCGTTCTTTGAGATTGGCAAAAGATACAATATTCACTTCGAAGGATCGATCCTGTATTGAAAAATGGAAGGTTCGACTGATGGTCGAATTCGATTCGATATACGTTTTTATTTCGCTCTGGATAGATTCATAGTTTCGTCCCATAGGTAAAACTGTATATTCGGATTTATCCATGATGTGCGATTTTGAAAACGCGACATTCCCTTCCATCATATACCCGATGATTTTTTCTATAAGATATTTTGCGGGGGGTGTATAATGCATTCTTTATATTGTTCATATATAAAAATTGATCTCGTAAATCTCTAGTGCCCCCAATGTATAATCCTCTCCCATATGGAATCTATTTACGAAGAACTCGAATTGACGACGGAATACCAGAAAATCTCCTATATATGTTCAAAGAGGTTTCATCCCCATATAAAGACGAAACGTGTGCAGGATTGTAAGGCGATCATTCAGGGGATTCAGACATGCATGTGTCATCTGCTCGAAGTGGTCCATAAATTGGGATCCGATGAACTCATCTTTTACACAATCATGAAGACGAAAGATATATGTGGAATATGCCAATGGAATGTGCATCGATTATTCCATTTGATAAAAACGCTCCCCTTTTATCAAATACGACAACTATGTGACGTAAAGGCGCTTCTAACAAACCATCATGTCATGAAGAACGCCCGTCTTTTTACGGAGATATTCAATCTGTATATCGGCGAAATGGAAGATTCTACCATTCTTGAAATCTTGGCGAAAATGGAAGATTCGACTCTATTTGATATCTTGTCACATAACATCACTTTGTTATTTTGCAAAATAAAGGGGGTAGTAGACCCCCCAATCGAGGATAATCGGTCTATACACATTTTCAATGTGTGTCTAATGGACAATACATTCCTCAAAATCAACTATACATCTATATATGAATTATTGACACCCCTATATACCACAAATTTACGCCTACATCATTCTCTAGACGATGATAACAATGATACGATATCAAGAGTATCGGGTGCATTCACTCATATTTCCCCCAAAAGTCTCATGAATTTTATCCTATATGATATATTCCGGGGGGTTCGCATTTTGGATACCTATGTATTGAAATGCTATGATTATACGAATTCGCCCTTTACATCGGATACCTATTTGATGGAATGTTTGGACATTTTCGCAAAGCACGATTTCCAGAATACCAATTTCATCGATTTCTATATGCAAAGTTCATTGCGAAGTGCAATGATTTCGCGTGTTCCTATAGAATGTATTATACAAGTAATAGCGAAACGGAATCGCGTATTTGCCTCCCGCGAATATAATATCTATGTATCCCCCTTGGAACTATTGCAATCTCTGGCTTATTTCAATCCCAGTATATTAACTGCACTTCGTGACAACCGATTTTCAACCCATGTTATATACCAGACCAATTATGGGAGTGTAGGTGAAGATGTGGGTGGATTAACCCGTGATTTATATACGAATTTTCCGAGGGAAGTCGAGGCCATGTTTGACGAGATAGATGAATATAAAATTCCACAGGCATCGCAGATATTAACACCTCGAATGTGGCGATTGATTGGATCCATGTTTGCTAGATCCATATTTTACGAAAATATTTCGCCCAGTATCAGCATGCACCCCATTTTGATCTATATGATGATATATGGCCACCAATCCATCTCGATATACGATCTATTTGATAAAATCGACCCTTTCAAAATACCCTTCATGACTTATTTAAAAAAACTGATCACAATGACACAAGAAGAATATTCGTGTTTCCTATCTCTACAGGGGGAAGAAGAATATATTACCAAACGACAATATATCCTTCGCGAAATCCAGAATCGGTACATGTATAAATCCGTCGAACCATTCATCTTGGGATTCCGCGATATAATGATATCGATCAAACGAAAAATAATTCATTTCAAACATGTGAATTTATACGAATTTTGGAAATATATCAGGGGTGTAGAATCCTATCCCATCGATATAGCGGATAATCACGGAAGTTTATCCCTCCATTTGAAAATCGGATTGGACGAAGAATCGAATAAACGGTTCTATATACGGGATAATGCGATAGAACAATTGAAGACGTCTTTCCTGCGCGTATTATCGGAAATGAACCAAACCAACATCTCGGGTCTAAAATCCTTCTTGCAATTCTGGTTCGGGACAAGTTCCATCCTCAACTTTTCGCATAAATGTCCTATAATAACCATCATATCGAACAATATATTCCCCGGATGTTTCGGCGCGAGAACCTGTTTCGACGAACTCTATGTCCATGAATCCATCCTCAAATATACGAACGAAACTCACCTCAATACCAAAATCAGAGACCATATCGAAGCTTCGATACAAAACCAAACCCTTACACAATCTATAGGACTAAACATGCAGATCATGTAACCAAGTCAAACCCAACCCCAAACCCAAACCCAAACGATAAAAATTGATTCTATATTCTCCCCTTTTTTATTGGACATATTTAATGGGATTCAAAAATTTGAATGAATATTTTATAAAAAATTGTAGTCGTCATTCCATCAAAGAAATCCATCTACACGCGCTGAAAGGCAAGACGGTAGCGGTCGATACCAGTATTTTCATCTACCGATTTTTAGGGAATGGATCGCTCATGCGTGAAATGAACCAAATGATTGAAACCCTTATACGATACAAGATCCGTCCCATTTTCGTATTTGACGGGAAAAGTCCAGAAGAAAAAAAACAGTTGTTGCTACAACGCAGGGCCGAAAAAAAAGAGGCAAGCGACCAAATCACAAATATAGAGAACAATCAAATTGCCATTTCAAAACGCGAATTCGATCTATTGAAAAAAAAAGCCATCCGGATCACCTATGCAGATCTGGACAATACCCGCGACCTATTGGATGCATACGGAATCGCACATTGTCGTGCAGTAGGTGAAGCCGATAAATTATGCGCTCAATTAGTCAAACACAATATTGCATGGGCAACCATCAGCGACGACATGGATTTATTCCTATATGACTGTCCCCGTGTAATCCGTAGATTGAGTTTAAAACGAGCAGGATGTACTCTATATGACACAACCGCCATTTTTAAGGATCTACATATCCCCTACCATGATTTCCGGGATATTATGATACTTCATGGCACGGATTATAATAAAGGATTCTATTCAATCGAAGATGCATTCTGCAAGTATAGAGAATATCGATCAATGAATGACAACCGCCATATCGCTTTTTACGAATGGTTAATTTCCGAAAATGCCATCGTACATGATGACGCCGAACGTTTACGCTCGATCTATCCATTGTTCGAAATAGGGAATCAAATCGAATCTCGATCCGAATTGATTCTATGTGACAATCTACCTAAAAAAAACATTCAACGGATATTCGAATTATTATCCACGGATCAAACAATCGTCGACAAATAACACCCGCGATAATCTTCAATACCTGTATGTGTCAAACTAATGGTGACATCCATGAATATTTCACCGTCCATTTTCGCCCAACGATCACAAAACATCCAATCTTCCGAATAATAGTGGCCATTTTCTACTCCACAGTCAAATAGAGCATATGCATGTTCATTCTCGTTTTCGCGTAAAAAACTGACATCATCTACATATTTCGTCGAAGGGAATGCTTTCTGCATTTTTTCTATGGTACCACGTTTGATCATCATGAATCCAGTGGCGATATGACGGACTTTTGCACAATTCTTATCAATCTTTAGATACGGTTCCAAATAATTGACATTATATTTCAGTAAATTGTATTGTACCATATCTTCGTCGGAAACGATATCTTTCAATTGAGATGCGTTCTTCTTTGACAAAAGAGTTCCTATCATATTCGTCTCATATGGATTCGCATTGTTTTTTACGATCGATTGCCAATGATAGGTTTTCAATGGATAGACACCCCCGATAATATCCTTGTCCGATAGGATCAATTTGAATATATCTATAGGATCCCATGAAATGTCATTGTCAATAAATAGGATATGACTACATTCCGGGTCGGTCATGGCTCTCGCCACAAGATTATTTCTTGCTCGCGATACTAAACTATCGTTCCTGCAAAATTCGACCACCATAGGGAATCCTATATTTTTGAAATACTCAATGGTTGCCATTAAACATACCACATAATTGATATAACATTGACTCGCAAAACAAGGGGTCAATATATACAATTTGGGCTTATTCTCCTTTATATATTGTTGTATACGCTCTTTAAAAGGAAGCGGATCTTCCGTCGGAACCTGTTTTATAGTCGATTTTTCAGTGGATTCTTCATACATGGAAGTTTCTTCATCGATGATTTCATATTTGATGGATTTCTCTGGCTCTGTCATATAGACTCATATTGTAATAATATCTATGTTGTTTAACGCAGATATTATTTTACATGACCCCTCCCCCCATCCTCCTCCTCCTCCTCTATA